CTAGTAATCGCGCGATCATCTAACTTTTGCGCTCGGTTTTTTGTGATGTCCCTGTCGGACTTCAGTCCTTCCAACTCATCTTTGTACATTCCTGGTGTGAAATTACCAACGTTGGGATAAGGCATGCGGTACGGAGAAGGAGTTTGATCGTTGCGATTCTTTCGGCGATCTTGTTCATACAAAAACTCTTGAAGCTCTGGTGGCGGTGCATTTATAACGCTCTGCTCACCCGTCAAAACATTGCGTTGCGTAGTCACCCCAAAAGGATCTGTCTGAGGATCTGACATCTGACTCGTCGCAATAGATCGCAGCTCATCCAAGCCTAAGTTCTTAATGATTCCAGCGTCTTGACCTTGATTAATAAAAAAGTTCTGAAGCTGCTGTCGATTCGCTGCATTCAAAAACTCGCGCGCCTGGTCTTGCTGCATATCTCTAATCTGCATTTTTTTAACAACAGAACTGAGAGGCTCGCGCATTCCAAGTCTTTCCTGCACTGGATTTAAGACCTGATTTTTTAATACATTTCCGAATGCTTGTCCGATGTTTTCAGGTTTTTTAAATTCGTACTGCGACATATCAGGCTGAAAACCTGGACTCATTAGTTGCTTTTGAGCCTGGTTCATCAGGTACTGGCGCCTAAGCTCTTCCTGCTCTTGCGCAGATAAGGAGTTAAAATCAAACTCAGCCATACGGTCCTCTCAAAGATTGTTGAGCGTGGTTTAAATAATTCGGCATTTGATTTACAAATCCGCCTGTAGGAGCCATCGGCGCAGATTGAAACTGGCCTAATGGCATCGGTTGCAACTGGGCTGCTGGCGTTGCAAATCGAGAAACTTCATCTGGATTTTCTGCTAGGAATTTTTTGTAGTCCTCCGGGGATTGTGTCAACGCTTTTATATGATCAAACCCAGACACAGACGACATAAAAGACATGGGGTCGTTTACAGCCGATCTTATGTCTTCACCAGCACCTATTGCTTCATCTTTAAGCCCATCTAAAACATTGCCAAAGCCCATAGCAGCGTTAGTTCCTAAATTTGCTAAAAGTTCAAACATTGATTAACTCCCTGGTATTCCTAAGCTAGTTGATCGACCTCTTTGGCTAGTCAATGTCGGGTTAGGCAACATACCGGCACCGCTCCGCAGCACGTCGAACATTCTGAAGGGATGGTTTTGCTGCTCTTGGAATCGACGATATTGATCGTCCATAATCTGTTGAGCAAATTGTCGCTGTTGGTTTCCAACTCCCTGAATTTGCTGCGCGTCTCCAAACCTCATCGAGCGCATATCCTGACCCAATTGACCTAACATGCCAGCGCCAGCAAGCCTTTGCTGCGCACCCTGCAAGCCAGCATTCTGATTAGCCAACTGAGCCTGCAATCTAGCGTCCTGATTTTGGAATCCATAGGCTCGCGCATTTGCTTGATTCGCAAGAGCCGCCTCAAGTCTAGCTTGCTGGTTAGCTTGAGCCGCTTGGCTTCCAAGCTGCTGCCTAGCCAAAAGATTATTTTGGTTTGCCTGGCTCGCATCGGCTCGAAGAGATTGCGTTTGCATCAACCCTTGATTTCGCAAGCGTTGTTCATCGAGGGCTGTTTGTTGGTTAGCCAACTGGCCTTGCAAGTTTCGATCTCGGTTCGCTTGCGCGGCTGCATTTTGTAACTGTTGCGCTTGCAAATTAGCCGCTTGGTTGCTTTGGCCGGCATCAACTCCCAACGCTTGCGACTGTAGCACACCTTGGTTCGCAGCCTGTCCAGCAGTTAGCTGAGCCTGCTGGTTAGCAAGAGCTGCTCGCAAGCCAGCGTCTTGATTCATTTGCTGTAAAGACAAACTGTTCTGCGCGTTGCTCTGTTGAGCCGCAAGGTTCTGCGCCTGGTTCGCTAGCGCGAACGCTTGCTGAGAATCTTGATTGCTCATCATGCGCTGCAAGTCCTGCTGTCGCGACTGCAAGCTGGCGTCTTGATTGATCTGGCCGCCTCTCAATGCTCGATCCGCGTCCGAGATACTAGCTTGCTGATTAGCAAGAGCTGCTTGCAGATTAGCCTGTTGATTAGCTTGCCCACCTCGCAAACCCAACTCAGCATTCGATTGACTCGCCGACAATCCAGCTTGCTGGTTTGCGAGAGCAGCCTGCATGTTCGCATCTTGTGCCGACAAGCCTGCTTGCAACCCGAGTCGAGCTGCCTCAGTCTGTCCTTGTAATCCCAGTTGTGCATTTGCTTGGCTGGCTGCTAAACCGCTTTGCTGATTAGCTAACTGGCCTTGCAAATTAGTTTGTTGATTTGCACGCGAAGCATCCGTCCTTCGAGCCAGGTCTGCCTCGGCCAGACGCGCAGCCGATTCAAAGCCTTGCGATCTGAGCTGTGAGGCAGTTTTTGCTGACTGCTCAAGTGCGGCTCTATTCGTTTCGGCATCCATTATTGCCGCCCTATCTCCACCAAAGGCGCCTGCTGATATTGCTCCAGCAGCATTTTGGTTTTGTTGCATTTGTCTTGCCCGCTCGATATCGCCCAGAGCACTGTCGATTACACCAGTCTGATATTGGTTCATGTAATCCGACAGGTTTGCATCTTTAAACTGAGCTGCTTGAACTCGCTCTGCATTGACATCATTCGCGGCGACAGTGCTGGGATTTATTTCTCCAACTTGTACAGCGTCAACTCCGCGTACATCTCCAGCATTAACACGCCCCACATTGATGGAGCTGGGTGCGTCAATTTGTTGCGCATCTCTGGCCTGCGGTCCAGGCCCGAGCAATCCAAGTGGGCCAATGTCTTGTGATTGTTGTTGCATTTCTCTAATTTGACCAGGGTCGTTTACTGAGCCCGCGCTGACCTGGTCAAATCCAATGTTTGTGTCTACATCACCAACACCTACCTGTTGACTGTTAAAACGTTCATTTGCGTATCGACCGTAAACATTGCCTGCGTTTGTGCCTGTGTTGATATTGCCGACCGTTGCATTTCGACCACCAAAATAGGTTGGTACACTTCCCGCTCTAACGTTTGTTTGTCCTGCTGCGCTACCGCTGTACACATTTCTTGGTTGATACGTGCTGACGCCTTGTGCCGCATTTATCGCAGATTGAATTTCATTTTGGCCGACTCCAGCCCTTGCAGCATTTAAAGTTGCCTGCATGCCTTGCTGCTGAAACGGCGACATGGGAGCAACCGTTGCATTTTGATATGCGTTGTAAGGTGTTCGCGACAAGCCTCGGCCCGTCTGATACACATCCAGCAATGCACCCTTGATTTGAGGGTCCATCTCCTGACTACTGCTTGAACTACTTTTTCCAAAACTCATTATCTAAACCCTCCGAACATTATACTTGGCGCGCCGTACATCATCGCTCTCGCATTCTGGTCGTAACCTCCAAAACCTGGGTCAACCATCGGCTCTACTTGCGGCTGTGGTTGGTTGTACTTAACGTATCCGCTGCGTGGACCGCTATCGCGACCTTTCCCACCTCGACGATCTGCCGCATCCAATATGGGCATTCCAACCCTACCTACTGGACGACCGTCTGGTCTTGTTCTTGTTGCTGTAAACTGTGGTGGAGCATTCAGAGACGCTAATCCGCGCCCAGCCTGAGATAGATCTCGCTGAACAGGTCTGTTGTTTCCCTGGATCTGCATCTGAGGTTCATTTCTGTACACAGGATAAAAATCGCCAAACTGTGATCGATTCACTGCGGTAGCGATATCATTCATGTTGTAATTATTAAAATCAGTGCCTGGCTCTAAGCCGATAGGGAATCCAGTATGTCCGCCCTGTCCACCAATTGGGCCTGGAGGCATAGGCGTAGGATTATAATCAGGCGGCGGCGCAGGCTGCGGTTGCGGCTGGTAAGGTCGATAGTTGCTGCCGCCAGCAGGAAATTGATTATAGTATCCTGGCATCGGCTGCATTACATTTTGCCCGGACCCGTACACATCCATCATGGGATTGTAAGGGGTCTGGGGCTGTGGGTTGTACCACTTATTACCCCCACCATACTGATTAGGTGGTGAATACTGATTAGGTGGCGGAGTGACTGAGCCGCCCTTACCACCTCCGCCGCCGCCTTTACTTCCTGCCATCTTCAATCTCCTTGTATAAGCTCACATGACTTATGGAATACCCTAAGTCATCAAGCGCTTTTACCCAGCCCTTGCGGCCAGATAAAGTTATAAACTTGGCATCTAAAGCTCGGCCAAATTCTTGAAATGTTTCATCCATATCCTTGATTTCCATCAAGTCGCCTGCCGCTAAAAAGATGTGAATAGCTCTGGCGCGTGGGTAGCAAACGACTTCCGTTACCACGCAGCTTTTTTCTGCCGGCCAAAAATGCATACGGCCTTCATCGACTGCCTGCACAATGTCTTCAAACAAATGCGTACCGCCGGCAAACTCCAACGCTCGCTCAAGCATTTCTCGGTACGGAAACATCGCCTCTAACGTGCTTGGTGCAGCTAATGCTTCTTGCGCATTCATAACGCTGTCGCTCCTAAGTTGCCTGAGTTATCGACCGTGATGCTGTAGCGCGTCCCGTTGGGCGACTTCAATATCAACCGGGCTGCACCAACTTCAATGTCCTGATTTTTCTTGTGGTTCAAGCCGTCCGCTTGCTCGATTAACAAATTCATTTTGTTAGTGTCGATTGCGTTATAAACATCTGGCGCTGTTGGCAAAATCATCTGGCGCTCCCTGGAACAACGTCAAGACGCATAACGCCAACTCGCCAATCGGTTTGACGATCTCCTGTTACACGCATACTGAGCTGCCTACCTTGAAATCGCACCGAGGTCGGGTTAGCAAGCGTATATGGGCCGTGTTCGCTCTCGGTAGCATTGGGATAGGAACGAGTCTTAAAAATGGCTGTAACGTCTCCCTGCGTCTTTTCGTCAGGAATAAGGTTCTTTGCAACGACCAGTCGATCACCTTGTCCAATCTCAACTGGACCAGACTCTGCAAACACTGTCGCGCCGTCGTAATCAAAACCGACTTCATGCTCGTAAATGTAGCCGTCAAAGCCCACGTAGTTTGGATAAATAAACTCACCGACATCAGCACCAGCGGTTCTGACCAAAGAGCCCACGCTCCAGAATTTTTCTTTGTAGTTGTAGGTCACATAGCTGTCATTTTCTAGACTGTTATTGCTTGGGTAAAACCAAACGACCTCTGAGAATTTGCTGTTTAACACGCCGTAAACTTTGCTTCGCTGTGCTTCGTTTAAGTTGTTAAACACAAAGTCTCCGACAGTGCTTGGTAGTGAGCGCACGCCGCCGTCATAGACGTAGAAGGCATTGGTGCCCATCCAAATCGCGAAGCCGTCTGCTTTTACGCAAGCATTTCCCGAAGCAATACCGCATCCTGTTCCGACTCTTTGAAAACCGAAAACAAAGGGTGGTCCTTGATATCGAGCAACGTGCGCGTCTGTCGTTGTTAGTATTAGCGTTTCGCCGCGCAGTTGTTCTGCCGTAAGAATATTGCCGCCAGTTGTCAGCGTAAAACCACCCGCCTGGTTAGTCGCAGTGGCTGTCCATACGGTGTTGTTTTCTTGGTCGCACCACTCGACTCGATCGCCCTCACCGCCTGCACCAAGCGCAAAAATAAACCGCTCGTCAGTCGTTATGATTGCGGTGTTGTTCGTTGGCGCGTTGGTCAATACTGCCGCGGCTGTCGCTGTATTGTTGGTCCACTGGTAAATTTTGCCATCAGCAGTTGAGCAGCCGATTGCGTACTCACCCCAGTTATCGATTGACCAGGTGGTTGCAGGCACGTATGGCCCGGTGTCTGGTCGGCTTGTGCCCCATGAGCTCAATCCCCAGGTCAATGCGCCCCAGCCTAAATTCTGCACTGCATCGTCCGAGCCGGCTGTAAATCCAACGGGGGTGATATCGTGCAGTGTGTTTGATTCATCGACCGCGTACAGCTTGCTGCTAGTGCCGGCAACCGTTCTTCTACCGCCGCTATTGTCGCGATAGCTGATGATCTTTCTGCACGCGCCAGTCATTGCTGACGATGTGCGCTTACGCCACCCGCCTACAGGCTGTAGGCTGCCTTCATACCAGCGAATCAAATTGCTGTCGTTCCACACGCCCGACTGCTGATAATCAGTGCCGTTTTTATGCACGCCTGGCGGTATTTTTAAAGACATCAATGCCATCTAGTAACTCCAGATTGCCGGCGCTGGAAACCCATGCGCTTTGTCCAGGTGGATGAATCGACCTGATCCTTTTTGATTCACGCCTACTCGCTCAAAGCCCATTTCTAATGCAGTCTCGATAACCTTGAGCGCTTGCTCGCCGGTCACTGCAACATCTACTGCGCGACCAGTGCTGTGCGATCCTGGCTTATCTTTGCGCTTCTCGATCGGATGATCCGCGCAGCGATAAGCTGAAGAGAGAATAAGGGGGAATCCCAGTTTTTCTCTGAGCTGATCTATCTCCGCAGCAAACGACCAATCCATGCCTTTGTGCGATCCACAATGTTGACATCTGAACTCGTCTTCGTGAAAAAACTTCACTTAGCAACTCCGTTAACTTTTTCGAATCC